TTACATGTTTCTAATTTTAAACATACCACTTAGAACTGTCTTTATATTGTTTATCGTATGAACCGAAACACTTTTTCTTTTCTCATTTAAAAATTGATTTATATGAAAAAGTTCGATATTATTTATTTTTAAAAGCCCCATTGTCGGTGCGACATGTTTGTAATAAATTTTTTCAGAATTATAGACCGTCGATGGTTTACAAGTCATTCTTCTTTCATTTATCCACATGCCATGTAATTCATTCATGGTAACAGTATTAGAATTTATACCTAATCCAACAGCATTCTCATATTTTGCTTTTGTGAATTTTTCCTTTACCTCTTTTAGTTTATGTCCATAAATTGTTTTTCTTTTTCCAAAAATATCAGTATATCTTGCCATATACCTTCCATCTTTAATTTGACATAAACCTTCTCCTAATTCCTTTCCTTTTAAATCTTTTCCCATAATTTATTCTCCTTAATCAAAAAGAAAAATAAATCATAATTTCTATAACGATTATATTATATAATATTATGATTTATTTTTCAAGTCTTATCTACCTGTATTTTGATCTATATATTTATCCAATATCGTTTTATTTGCAAATACTCTACCATTTATCCTGCATACATAAGGACAATTTGGTTCAGAAAGCATTTTTCTAATAGTTGTTTTCCCCATTCCAAGATACTCACAAAGATCTGTTACAGATAAAAGTTTTTTGTTATTATATCTATTATTAGTCGTCATATATCACCCTTTCTATAATAACAATCTCCTATTTACTTATTTGTACTTTCAAAGCCACCGTTTCTCTCTTCAACGACATCATCATCAATTACAGTTCCATACTGCACGAAAATGCCCTGTGCAAATTTGTCACCACGATTGATACTTACAATTTTATCTTCAAGCGAATTGTTTGTCACTTTGATAAATATATGACCCTCATTGTCGCTGTTTGAATAATCGCTGTCGATTATTCCTGTAAGATTGTCCAACCATAAGCGATACTTAAATCCCAAACTACTTCTCGAATATATCTTCAGCACCCAATTTTCATCTATTACCGCTCTAATACCTGTCGGTATTTTTATAGTTTCTCCAGGCTTTAATTCAAATGAAATTGGACTTTCAAAATCATAGCCAGCAGAGCCCTTTGTAGCCCTTGTAGGAGGGTTTAAAAGGTCATAATAGTCTGAAAGTTGTTGATAGTCATACTTTGTACCAAAAGTGGCTTTCATATCGTTTATAAATTGGTCTTTGGTTACTTTCTTCAAAATAGCTATATCCCGATTGCTTTCTGGTTTATCTAAAAAATAATGAACCAGTATCAACGCAATAGCTATAATGAGAAGAATTGAATTAAAAGTTGCTATCATGTTTTTTATCATTCTTCCTTTCTGTCTTATTCAACTATTCTTCGTGCCGTAGCATAATCACTTCTTGCTGACAAGCTTGCAATTTTTACTACGTCACCTGTTTGAGGAGCGTGAATCATCATTCCGTCTCCTATGTACATTCCTACATGATGTGGAGATGAGCTATCACCGAAAAATACTAAATCGCCAGCAAGCAATTCATCTCGTGACACATATCTTCCTTCATTGACTTGAGTGTAGGTTGTTCGGCTAATATTTACACCTATTTGTCCATAAACATATTGAACAAGTCCACTACAATCAAACCCACTTGGTGTTGTTCCTCCCCATACATATGGAACACCTAAATATTGTTTTGCAGTTTCTACTGCTTTTTGATTTAAGGGTGTTGGCGTCGGTGTAGGACTTGGGGTTGGTTCAGGTGTTGGTGACGGAGTTGGTTCTAATGCTTTCTCAATGACTTGTGTTGTATAGTGAACTGACCACACATCACTTATGTCATTCGTCACATTTTCGTTTATATTTGGTATCGCATATGAATTAATCATGCTTGTCGCAAAAAATAAACTTCCTAAAACTAAACTTACGGTTCTTTTTCCTTTCGTTACTACCATTAAATTCCTTTCTCCCGTTCGGATATAGCAGGTATATATCCTTTACGTTGTTCTTTGAATGTTCCAACATTGACATCAATATCCAAATTTTGATATAATATATTTGTATACGCTACGAAACCACATCTTCGTTTCAGCATAATCCGTTTTGTAAGTGTATACAGAAAGAGAGGATACTGAATGTCAGATGTTTTGAACATTGCAGTGCAGTGTAACAGCCCTGAACAGCTTATTGCTTTAATAGCAATAATGATATTTGTTTTTGCCCTAACAGTCGTTGTACTCAAAGGCATTATCAGATTTACAGGGATGGTTCTCAGCACCATTTTGCATTATCATAATGCAACTGTGAAAATCAGTGGAGCTTCAGTTAACGCTGAGTTAGAGCTCCATAATTGATTGATAAGACCTCATTTTAATATGGGGTCTTATTTTCTATCTTCATAAAGTGAAGATAATTTATCTTGAACTTCCGTATCAAGATAATAGTGTAGAAGCATTTCTTGATACGGAGTAAGATGCACTTTAAATTGACTTTCTATGAAGTCTTTGATTCTGTTGTATGTTTTTATGTCTGTCATTTTAGTCACAATATAGAACAATCTTGTTTTGGGCGAGACTTTGTTTGACATCAATTACTCTTTGATTTGAACTTCCTCGCCATTCAAGAGTTAAATCTCTTTTCTCATCTATATATTCTCCGTCTACAACAATGTCACATAACGAAATAATCTCTTTTCGTATTTCATATAATCCATCAACATAACTTTCTTCTATATAATCAAAGTTGTCTGATGAACAAGATTTATAATTCATAATATTTTCCCAAGAATATCCCGTATATAACCAAATTGTTTTATTGGGGAATAAGTTTCGGATTTCTTTAATCAATTCATAGACTTCGTTTAGATTAAACTCGAATAAAGGGTCTCCGCCGGTAATGGTTATTCCGTCAATATAATCTTGAGATAAATCGTCGAAAATTTCTTTTTTAGTATATTCATCAAAAGGAATTCCACTTGCTGTATCCCATGTTTCAGGATTGTGACAATTCAAACAACGATGAGAACAACCTGATACCCACAAACTGACTCTCAATCCATTGCCATTGCATACATCTTCATGTGTAATTTGTAGATAATTCATATTGCCTCCTTGTCATAGTCGGCAACAACATCATCACAGGTAAAATTATATTTTTCTTCCGCTGCTTTTCTTGCCTTGACAGCTTTATCATAATCAGCAAAATCACCTAAATGAATGGTTTTGTAATTAACTGTAATATATGCAGTCCAAGCATTCTTTTGTTTATTAAAACTAACACCTGTTTTACCCGATGTATTAACCTTGCTTATTCCTCTATTGTGAGAATTATTTTTGTTTGACTTTAAAACAATATTACATTTACGATTATCATCTGTATTACGAGATAAATGATCTGGAATTTTCAAAGATGAGTCATATTCACCATATTTTATTTCTGCAATTAATTGATGAATCATTAAGACACTTTTTGTATATTTGTCTTCTTTCTTTACATTTGTCACCCAATATCCTTTATCAATATTACCACGCTTTGGAATTTTTCTCCAATACCATTTCTTCACTATATCATAATCTTCTTTATCAATAAGACATTTATGATTTTCAGAATCAAGAATATATACTGTACTATCACCATTATCAATAAATTTATTGATTTTAGTTGAATACTTTTTGTTTCTTAATGCAATTTGTTCAGAAGCATAACAGCCACAAGATTGTGTTCCACCAGTTTGTAATTGATACCCCGTAACACTTGATAATTTCGGATTGCCGCAATCGCATTTACATAGCCAATGAACATTGTTCCGATTATATGTACCTCGCTTGTATTCTTTTTCGTCTCGTTCCAAATCTCTTTTTACGACAGTTAATTTTCCAAATTTTTGTCCAGTTAAATCTTTTACGATAAGCGGATTATTGAATTTTATACATCCACATGATTTTATATGTCCACTTTTAATACTCAACAACTGATTGGAAGGAGGAATTTTACCACATTCACATTTAGTTTTAACATAAACTCTATTGTATTTTTTATTAAAATAACTATCATAAGTTTTGTCGTAGTCAATATCTGTAATCGTGAGTCTATTATATTTGTTTCCTATCTCAGCTTTTGCTTTTTCTATTGCTTTCTTATAGAATACTTCTTTTCTTTTTCTTAGAGTTTCTTTTCTCAATTGTCTTCCTATAGATTATCACCTCGTATAATATAAGTAGAGAAAAATTCCCTACTTATATATTCTCCTTTGTGTTTTCAAAAGTCTGATGCGAAATTCTCATTTCAACTTCTTGCTGTTTGCCCTTATTAAATGCACTTTTATAATCACCGGTAAGATATCCAGTTACTCTACGTAATCTTCTAATTTTGTCACATCCGCACATAGGGCATTTATCGGCTATATCGTCTGTGTATCCACAGTTCATACACATATCATTCGGAACATTAATCGCAAAATACGGAATATCTTTGTCCATTGCATAATTCACTATAGTTTCAAGAGCATCAATGTTGTTTTTTACACTACCATTTAGTTCAACATAATCTATGCAGCCAGCACTGCTATACCCTGTTAGTTGAGATTCTATGTCGATTTTTTGAATAGGTGTCACATTCGTCCACACTGGAACATGAACGCTATTTGTAAAGAATTCTTTATCTGAAACATTCTTTATGACACCGTATTTATCTTTGAACTTTTGCATTGAGGTATAACATAAATTCTCTGCCGGCGTAAAATACACTCCAAAATTCAATTTATATTCTTCTTTGAATTCTTTGCAACGATTGTAGAATAGTTTTTCTATTCTCTTGGCTAATTCCATACCTATATCTGTTGTATGGTCTTGCCCAATAAGAATTTGAAGTGTTTCTGCCAATCCTATTTGCCCTATACCTAATGTACCGTGTTTCAATGCCGATACAATACCTTCTTCAGGAATATAACCTTCCATAACTCCATTTTCATACATAAATTTTGCTGAATCTGGAGATTGAGAACAAATCCATTCAAATCTTTCGATCAACATATCTTTCGCTTCATGAATTTTTCTATCTAAGATAGACATAAAAGTTTCAATTACAATATCATTTTTACACCAATCATATTTTGAAACATTAATATGCTTTTTACTTTCAGTCGGGATCTTATTCCACACTTCATCTATTGCTTCCATTGCCAATGTCGGCATAATAATTGTAACAGGACAAATATTGCCCCTACCGTCTTTTAATTGACCGAATCCATTAATATCCCATCCGTTTGCCGTTCTACACATGTTATTCCATTGTCACCAATGGCACTGACTATATTATCTCTCAGAGTCAACCACTCTCGTCAACGAGCCGACCGCTTGGAACTAGTGCTTATCTCTAGTCCTACACTGCTACACTCATCACAGTTAGTCGATACACTTTTAATTAAGAATTCTTAATCACTTAGCACGGACTCATCTTAGGTCATTGAATTTCTTCTCTCTAAGACCTATCCGTTAGCAGCTTTATTTAGCCACACCCTCTAAGCAACGAGGTTCAATCGGTTTAAATTGGGCTGTAGTTTACGCTTACCCATGGTTGAAAAATATGTCTTTGGATCATTTTTATCATACCCTTCGTTACCAGACCAATCTACATTAGCGTAATTTGGATATAATCGTTGAGCCGTTGAACGTAACGCTAATCTAAATAAATCATAGTTAGGGTCTCCTGGTCTTCGATTTACTCCATTCATACATTGAAATATTCCACAAGGAAAAATCGAAGTTTTATGTAGTTTACCAATACCTTTTATAGAAACATCGAGAAGGGCTTTTATTACCATTCGTCCCTCTGGCTCTGTACAAGTACCATAGTTGATTGAAGTAAAAGGTAATTGATTTCCACTTCTGCTTTGTAATGTATTACATTATATTCACATAAGGTCGCTAGTCTTATGCCGTTCTCTTATGAACTGCTCTATGTCACCATAGAGATTAGACTATATCTTCATCCTCTTTAAGAGGAGGCTACCATTTCGAATCGCTTGATTCTACTCCATGTTTTATATGGATAGTCGTTAGGCATTTATTGTATCGTTATAATAGCTTAAATGATATCCACCAGTACTTTTAAGTTTTCCTGTACAAACCTTAGATACTAATGTTGCCCATAATCCAAGTTGTCTAGCACACTCTTGCACTGATGCATATATTGTATTTGTTTCAGAACAATATACTTTCTTCATATTGGGATGGCTTTTTCTTAATACTTCTCTTTTCGAATCGGAACAAGGAACATGCCTTTGTTTTGCACTGTTTGATAATTTTTGCTTATGCTCTTCTGTTAATTTTCTTCCTTTTTGTGCATCACTAATTTTCTTTGCCTTCTCAAAAGAGCATGGCTTTCCTAATCCGTTTTTATTACCCATCATAGATTTTGACATTTTTAATTTTGATTCTTCTGACATTGTAAATGTTTCTCCCCCAGTGGTTGAATTGTATCCTAAGTTTCTATTTGTAGCATCATATTGTTTTATCAACTCTTTTTCTTTACTACAAGCTTCTTCTTTCGTTAATTCTTCATATAAGATTAAATGCTCAAAATTATCCCAACCGTATTTTTGTATTGCTGAATAAAAATGAGGGCTTGATTTATAATTACGTCCATTACATCCCCATCTTTCTTCTGGTTTACGTGATGTTATGCCAAAATATCGTTTACCATTAATTTTATTTTTATGTTGATAAACTGTGTATATACTGATTACCTCCTTCTTCATTTATTAACGATACAAATTTAGCACGGGATTGTCTTAAGGTCTTTAAGAGTTTCCCCGTTTAGATAGCTATGTTCTTAATATTGCTACTAAGTCGCCCTAATTATTAAGGTTGTGATATAGACCTTCAACGGCTTGATATACTTCTTTTTCGGTCATATCAAATGCATATTGATAAATTTGTGGATAATTATATTTAATTGCATGAGTTTCAAATCCTATTTCTGTGTCCAATTCTAAAAGCTTTTCAAGTATGGAATCTCCCCGAGATATGTATCGACATCCATCTTTTAAATGCTTTCTAAAACTCTTTCTTACATACGGAATCATCGTCCAATCAATATGAGAAGCTGATACACCTCCGAATTGTTGCAATGATTGTAATTGAAAAATAACTGCCACAAGTTGAAATGCAGTGCTTACTGATTGTGCAGGTCTAACATCTGTTTGTCTTGTGTTAAACCCATTAGCAAGCAATTTATCAAATGGGATAGTCAAACAATTATGAGAACCAATAGCATATGAATTTAAATCGTGAATATAAATTTCATTATTCAGATGATTATTTTTTGCCATTTCAGACATACAATTATCCAGTGCATATTGTCTTAATACAACATCACTTGCTTCGCCCACTCTACCACCAAAAGATTTTTCATCCACATTGGCATTTTGGTTTTGGACATTTGTTGCCGTAAGCTTTTCAGATATGTCTTTCATTAACTTCATATTTTTCTCACGTATCTTTGTGCGATTATTTCTATAAATAATAAAAGCTCTTGCAACATCTTTACGTTTGCTTGCCATTAACTTTTCTTCAACAATGTCTTGAATATCCTCAACACATATTGTCTTATCTTCCTTGAAAATATAAGAGGCAATTTCAGAAGCCTTGTTTTTTGCTTCCTGAGAAACTTCTCCGTCTATTTCCTCAAATGCCTTTAAAACCGCATTTTTTATCTTCACCTTATCAAATTCTACTGTTCTTCCGTCACGTTTAATAACTTGCAACATCATTCCTCCTTTGACTCAAAGCTTTTAATCACATCATTTAACTTCATTGCAATCACACTCAAATCAGAAAGTCTTGAATTCCTTATGATACAATCCCAATGTTGGGAATCAACATTAGCAAAAGCTTCTTTGTCATTTTTGATTCTTTCTTCAATTTTTTCTTCACTATCTCCTCGCTCCTCCATACGAAGTCTACGAGTCGCCTCATTTGTTTCCACATATATAGTGATAATTTTTCTGTCTCTATATGTATCCTGTAGATGTTTTAACCCTTTTATATCTATAACATAAAAATCAGAATTATTGACTTGTGTTTTTGTTGCCCAATAAACATTTCCATTAAAAAAAGTTTCTGCTACTACTTCATTATTCTCTTTATCTTGCTGATATTGTTCAACATTCGAGAATATATGATTAAACTTATCATTTTCATCATTTGTTCTTATCGGACGAGTAGTGTTGGATATAACTTTTGTATAACCATACCGATTACACATATAATTTACAATTGTATCTTTACCACTTCCACTTTCGCCAACTACACAATACAAGTTTTTTGTCATATGCACTTCTCCTTAAATTAAGCTATCATTTCGTTAATAACTGATTTTAGTTCTTCATCTATATCACCTTCTATCTCAACCTTAACCGGAGTAGACAAATCAAGACTATACAAGCCAAGTATTGACTTGCCATCAATTCTATACTTATATAATTCTTTGCCGTCCGCAATATTTCTACCACTACAAACCGTAACATCACCTATATGATGTTGACATGCTACATTGAATTTCTTGATTTTTTCCATTGTATCTATTAAAACAATCGTTTCTATCATAGTAAATTTAATCCCTTTCTCTTTCGTGTTATATTTGCTATTGCTCTATATTTTTTTAATTCTTCGGGAGAAGCCTGTCGAATGACGACTTCTCCACTTCTACTCTCAAATGCCCTACACTCACGCTGCAAATCGGCTTGTGCAAGTTCTCTCAATCGTGCCTTAGTTGCCAATTATTAAAATTCCCCTTTCTTATTCTGCAAGATAAACATCTTTGTACACAACACCCATGTCCAATGCCATTGAATGAGTTGGTACTGCTACGTCAATATGATTTCCACCAAAAGCTCCGCAATCTTCGGCTCGTCTATAACCATAACCATCTATGTACACCCATTGTAGTTTTCCGATTACAGATGGGTCAACCGCAATAGTTTGACCAGGAATAATTTGACCTGCCCACGCTGTGCGACCACTATTTGAGCCATTACATGTATAACACGGACAATAGTGTGTAATCTTAAATCTACCAAGATATTTGCCTTTTGTTTTACCATTTGAATCACTTGTAACCTCTTGCTTGTCCAAATCTTCTTTATTATCAACAAAATATGTACCATAGCAATATCCTTGAGTTTCGCCGTCCCAAACTTCATACCACTTACCTGTTTCATCGACACCTATAACTTGAAGTTCTGTTCCCCTTGGGAATACTTTGATTACCTCACTATCTTCTGTGCTTGACTTGATTCGACAGTTCAAACCACTTTGAGCAGAAACATAATGTGTTTCCCACTTTGTCTCATCTGCACTTACTCCTACAATTCCTGTCGCTATTGATACAACTGCCATTACTCCACATATTACTTTTCTCAAATTTTTCATTACTTAAATTCCTTTCTCATTCGTTTTCATAAGTTTCTTTTATACATTCGCTACATCCAACAATCTCATTATTGAATATGTTCTTATATAATACTTCTACCTCTTCGTTACAAATCGGACAAATTATCGGAGAATCATCATAATCATATTCTCCATAGTTGCCCGTCCTTGCAATCTCCATAGCTGAAATTGCCCTTGGGTCATCATTTGAATAGATCATCTTCTATTTTTCTCCATTGGCTTAAAGATTGTTATTTCAACCTCATCACCATTTCTTTTTGTATCTTCCCATACATTTATGTTGTATTCCTTTTTACTGTCTTTCCAAGGTACTTTATAAGTTTCGCCGTCAACAGTAATTGATGTAATATCTTTAAGTTCTTCAAGTTTATACATACAATCTTCTCTGTCAATGCGTTCATCTTCGCACAATGCATTATCGGATGGTTTAATCTTCATATAAACCTTATTAACATATCTCTTTATCCCTTTACCGTTAAAATAAAGATTAGTAGATATATTAATGCTGATAAAATCTCTCTTTGGAATATCTATTCCCTCATTACTTTTCTGAATATGAATCATATTATTACATTTCTCCTTCTATCATTTGTTTGAATTTGACTTCGCTAATAATTGGAATACCCAAGCTCTTAGCCGTTTTATTTTTTGACGACACACTTTCGGTGTCATTGTTGATTAAGTAATCTGTCTTTTTTGTAACAGAACTTACAACTTTGCCACCATGGCTTTCAATCTCTTTAACTAATTCGGCACGATTAGAGTAGCTGATCAACTTTCCGGTAATACAAAAACTTTTACCTTGAAGTGTATCTACTGTATTATTCTCTTTTTGTTTTTCAAAAGTAAATTCATTTGCCAAATCTAAAATATCTAAACTGTACTTGTTCCAATAATTAATCAAAGATGTGACTAATTCAACCCCAATACCATCAATATGTGTAAATGCTGTTCTCCCCTTGTTTGATAATACATTCACAAATACCTCAAAATCATTTTCACATACTTTTGAAATGTCTTTGCTTGCACTTTTCCCCAACAACGGAATGCTTAATGAATACAGAAATTGAGCCAATGTTGTATTTCTACTTTTCTGAATTGCTGATAATAGCTTTTCGACAGACTTTTGACCAAAGCCTTCAAGAGATTGAATTTGTTCTTTAAAATCTTCAAGATGATAAATATCTTTGATGGACTTTACATATCCAAGTTGAATAAATCTTTTCAGAGATGCTTCTGATAAATTTTCAATATTAAGAGCATTTTTAGAAACTGCATGAGATAATCTTTTAAGTAACTTGCCCTCACAATCTTCATTTGTACAAATTAAAACTTCTGAATCGTTATCCTTCTTGATTATTGTCGGTTGATGACATATAGGACAATTTGTTGGAATGTTAAAATTACCACTTTTGTCTATACTATCGTGTACTTTAGGAATGACCATATTTGAGCGATAAATTCTAATTCTATCACCAATTCCAAGCATCATATCTTTAATGTACGTTATGTTATGAAGGGTAGCTCTTGTTGTAATTGCACCAGACAAATCTACTGGGTCAAATACTGCTATAGGATTAATTAAACCACTCTTAGACACGCTCCATTCGATGTCTTTAAGAACAGTCTCATATAATTCATCTTCATATTTATAAGCTATAGAATGTTTAAAGAACTTATCAGTTCTCCCCATTGATTCAGCAATGGCATAATTATCTATCGCCATTACCGCACCATCATATGGGATATTATATAAGTCTGCTTGGTTTCTTAAAGCATCTAAGATTTTAGATATGTCACCTAAGTCAGATGAAGTATTTGAATATGTGAATGTCGGAACAATTTCAAACCCATTTTTCTCTGCTTCTTTTAAATCAAAAAATACAGATTTATGACTAAATCCTTTAATAACCCTCCATGCAATAAATCTCATATGTCTTTCGGCAGCTTGCTGACTATCTAAGAGTTGCAACGAACCAGATACAAGATTTCTTGGATGCTTATACTTTTGACCCATTGGTAATTTGGCATTAATTTCTCGAAATGTGTCCCATCCAATAATTGTTTCACCATCAATGATAAGTTCGTCTTTATACGGAATTTCTTTGGGAACATTGTTCATTGTAAGTACATTTTGAAGAACATCTTGCCCTTTAGTACCGTTTCCTCTCGTTTCTGCTGAAATTAATTTACCATTCAAGTATCTCAACGAAGTGGTAAGACCGTCACACTTCACAGATAGAAAACAATTATTGTATCCAGCAAATTGAATTAGTTCATTAATAGATTTTGTTTTATCAAGTGAAAGCATCGGATGGTTATGTTCAACTTCTGCAAGTTCATCTGATATATTATATCCAACATTGTGTGTTGGGCTATTAGAGAAAACAATTCCTATTTCTTTTTCTAATTGTTTCAATTCTTCAAGTTTTAAATCAAAATCATAATCACTCATTACCGATTTATTGCTATTGTAATAAGCATTTGACGCATTATTTAATTCGACAATTAATTCTTTCATTTGTGTTATTTTATCCATTTACCCTACCTCGTCTATCCACGTTATCCCTAAATTTTCGCAAAAAATTAAAGCCTCCTCTTTGGTGTAGAAGATTTTATAACTTCCACAACCATAGAATACAACATACATTTATATATTCTCCGTCTCATCAGGAAATATCAATTCCTGTGCATACGGAAGTGTTCTCGCCCAATCGATGAATGACTTTGACCATTCTGTCAATTTGTGAAATCTTCTCTGACCTTTTGAACACATTGCCAAAAGATTTTCGTATGTCATTGTAACGGTTCTTGTCTGCTGCCACGCTGACGGCAACCATCTGATAAGCTCTTTCCAATATGCCTTATCCTTTGTTTCAAGATACTTTACA